ATGATCGTTTTACCCCCACAAATGTGAGCATAAGTCATGACTAAGGATGATCAGGTTGTGACCAGTAATGATCAGGTCGTGATCGGTCATGATCGAATTGAATCGGATTTTGCTCAGTCATTAGCTGGGCAGTTTGGATCTGCAACGCCTAGAATCCACACGCCATTGAATGATTTACCATCTCGGGGCTTAGAAATCATTGATTTTGCTGCAACATTAAAGATAAACCTAATGCCCTGGCAAAAATTTATCCTTGAACACTCTCACAAAGTGAAACCTGATGGGCGTTGGGCTACCCCTCTCGTTTGCACCATTGTCAGTAGGCAATCAGGTAAGTCCACATTGATGTTACTTCGCATTTTGGCTGGGATGTTTATATTTGATGAGCCATTGCAAATCTCATCTGCTCACCGACTTACAACATCACTTGAACAATTCCGGACTTTAGTTGGACTGATTGAAGGCAGTGATGAATTATCCAAGAAGGTTCAACGCATCAAATGGTCACATGGCAACGAGGAAATAACAGTTGCCAACAAAACTGGGATTTCAAGGTTTGCAATCAAGGCAGGAAATAGCGCAGCCCGAGGCACTTCACCAACTTCGGTCATGCTTGATGAGGTGCGTGAGCAGCATGATCTTGAAGGTTTTGCATCCCTTCGCTATTCGCTACTAGCTGCTAAGAATCCAATGATCATGGCATTCAGTTCAGCGGGTGATCAACATTCATTGGTGTTGAATCAATTGCGTGATCGCGGTATTGCAGCATCAGCAGGCGCACCTGATGACATTGCCTATTTCGAATGGTCTGCACCAACTGATGATGTAACTGATCCCAAAAACATCATTGCTAGCGTGCCAGCATTGGGTCACACAATCCATGCAGACAATATCGCCCAATTGTTAAATGATCCTCATGAAGTTGTGATGACTGAGGTGTTATCTCGTTGGGTTGCCACAATCACCGCAGCCGTTGGTGAAGTTGAATGGAGATCCTGCCAATCCCCTGATTTGGAATTAGATCCTGAGAAAATCACCTGGATGGCATTAGATCACTCACCTGATCGCCGCCATGCTGCATTGGTAGCAGCCCAGCAGTTAGATGATGATAAATTTGTGATCAAATTGCTTCACACCTGGACTAATGATCTAACCCTGGATGACAAAGCAATTGCCAATGATGCATCTGCCTATTGTCGAAAGTATCCAATTGAGCATTTATTGTTTAGCCGAAAGACAAGCGGTGCGGTGGCTGATCGACTAAGACATGCAGGTATTCCAGTTCAGGAAGCGGATGGTTATTACCCGCAGGCAGTTGATGAGTTTCTTTCAGCAATTAACTCAGGGCGTTTGCGCCATACAAATCAGGAAGCATTAAACATGCAAGTGCTATCAGCGGTGAAATTAAACCGAGGTGATGGTGGTGTTGTATTTGGTAGGCGGGCAAGTCAGTCAGCGATTTGTGCTGCGGTGGCTGGCGCACTGGTCACACATTTTGCGACACGCCCATCAACGGATGTGGACATCTTAATCGGATAATGCTAGAAGCCTGAAAAAATTGGCACATGGCAATTCTTGATCGTTTTAGAAACATCCAGGCGCGTGCCGATTCACCATCCCCTGATGTTTTAGCTGCTTACAACATTGCACCACTAAATTCAATTGATTCACTTTATCCGTTTATGCCGACTACATATACGGCAACTTATCAAGAATTTATGAGCATCCCAACGGCAGCACGCGCTAGAAATATAATAAGCGGATCGCTCGCCTCAATTCCTGTTGTGTTAAGAGATAAATCAACTGGCGAAACAATAGATGCACCAAGATTATTTAACACACCCGATCCACGCGTGCCTGGTCAAGCGGTTTATGCATGGACTGCATCTGATGTGCTCCTATATGGCTACGCCTATTGGCAAATTATGGAATTGTATAGCGACACATATCGAATTAGATCAGTTCAACGCATTGACCCAATCCGTGTAACTATTAAAACTAATGCCAATGCCAGCGAGATAACAGGTTATGCCATAAATGGACAAGACATCCCGAATGAAGGCATTGGCAGCCTCGTTGTATTTTATGGAAATGATGAAGGTGTTTTGAATCGTGCAGGTCGCACAATTCGCACTGGCGCAGCATTAGAGCGCGCTGCTGCTAATTATGCTAATGAGCCAATTCCATCAATGGTTTTAAAATCAAATGGCTCAGCATTACCAGCAGACAGAATTGCGAAATTATTAGAGCAATGGGGCGTTGCACGCAGAAACAGATCAACTGCATTCTTAAATGCTGATGTAACAATGGAAACAGTGGGATTTGATCCTGAAAAATTGCAATTGGCTAAAGCCCGCGAATACATTGCAACTGAAATTGCGCGTGCATGTGGCATTCCTGCATATTTTGTTGATGCAACATCAGGATCATCAATGACTTACAACAATGCTACAACTCAAAAAGAAAGTTTAGTCCAATTAAGTTTATTACCAATTATGAATGTCATTGAACAAAGAATGTCAATGCCGGACTTTGTCGCATCATCAACTTTTGCAAGATTCGATTTGGATGAATACCTGCGCGGTTCAGCATTAGAGCGTGCGCAAATTTATGATATTTACAACCGCATTGGTGTGATGAGCGCTGATGAAATTAAACAGAAAGAAGACATGGCACTATGAAACTAACAACACCAATGGAGATCACCGCAGCTGATTCACAATCTCGCACCATCACTGGGCGAATTGTTGCATTCAATGAGGTCGCAAATGCATCAACAGGTCGAGTTATATTTGCTAAAAATTCAATTCAACCATCTGATGTATTTCTAAATCTTGAACATGATCGCACACGCAGAATTGGCAAAACACTTTCAATGACAATGAATGGTGATAAGTCAATTGATGCAACATTCAAAATTGCAAACACTACCGCTGGCACTGATGCGTTAGTTGAAGCAATGGATGGTTTGCGAGATGGATTCAGTGTCGAATTGGCAGTGAATGATTATGAGATGGCGAAGGATGGCACTATGAAAGTTTTATCAGGCGAATTAACTGGCGTTGCACTTACGAGTGAACCCGCCATTAGATCGGCTCGCGTTTCAAGCGTAGCCGCAACAGAGGATTCTGAAACCGAAACAAAATCGGATGCAGATCAAACAACACCAACCGAAGGAGAAAACAAAGTGGCAGACACTATTGTTGAAACACCTGCTGCATCTGCTGAAACAGTAGAGGCATCATTATCAATTAAGGCTGCTGGCAACATGCCAATGGCTTATACAAATATAAGAAATCCAATCAAAACTACTGCGGATTTCCTATTTCATTCAATTCAGGCAACACGCGGTGATCATGATTCTCGTGAATACATCAATGCAACTAATAACTCAACTACTGACAACCCTGGTTTAATTCCAACACGTCAATTATCTGAGGTTGTAAATGGACTTGCAGACAATGTGCGTGCATCAATTGATTCAATTTCAACAGGCACACTGCCTGATGCTGGCATGACATTTGAGATTCCAAAAATTACTCAACTGCCATCAGTAGCAGTAACACCTGAAAATGATGCAGTGCCAAATGTTAACCTCGAGTCTGAATTTATTTCAGTTTTAGTCAAAGCCTTCAAGGGCGAGCAAGTGATGTCGGTAGAGCTGCAAGACAGGTCGAGTCCAGCATTTCTAAATGAGATTCTTTCAAATCTTTCATCACAATATGCACGCGCAACTAATGGATACAACTCAGCACAAATTTTGGCTGGTTCAGCAAATCCATCAAGCACATTTGGATCAAACATCACTGCCGCTGAATTATTAAAGTGGATCTCAGATGCATCAGTGAATATTTATTCAAATACACATAAGTTTGCAGATGCAATCATTTTAAGTCCACAACAATGGGGCAACGTGATGTCAATGAACGTAGATGGGCGACCAATTTTCAATGCGATAAATCCTCAAAATGCAGCGGGTAATGCACAACCTCGCAGCCTTCGTGGATCAATCAATGGCATTGACATGTGGGTTGACACCGCACTGTCAGGCACTGGCGATAACTCAATGTATGTAGTTAATCGTGATGCTTATACCTGGTATGAATCACCAGTCTTACAACTTCGCACTAACTTGATCAACAATGGTCAAATTGGTGTGATGCTTTATGGATATGGCGCAACCGCAACCAAAATTGGTTTAGGCGGATACGCATACACAGTTTAACAATCATGGGTGCATTCGCTCCCGAGTGCGCCCAGCCGTAGCAGAGAGGATCGGACATGCTTATCAGTGCTAGTGATTTACGCGCAGTGTTAGGTGTGTCCGAATCCATGTATTCAGATGCATATTTGGATCAAATAATTGCATCCGCTGAATTAGTGTTATTGCCACTATTAACTGCATACACATCAGCAATTGACACTTATGAAGTTAAAAATAACAAAATCAATTTTGTAACTACACGCGCAAATCTTTTTGTAACGGGTCAATCAGTTGTCGTGACTGGTTGTGGTGATTATGATGATACTTACACAGTTGATGCTCGGACATCTAATGTGTATTTATTCAGTGCCAGCGTAGAGGCATTGGACACAATAATCACGCCAGTGATCCCCGCTGGTCTAGCCGCCCTTGATGGGTCGAGCGCGGCTGAGATTTATGCAAACAATCCTGCAATCAAGAATGCATTGCTAGGACTTAGCACCGACATATTCCAGGCAATTATTGCACCTGGATCAAACATTGAGGGTGTCGATTTTGCTCAAACAATTTATAGAACTGGTAGGTCAATGGTCAACAGACAATTTGGGTTGCTCGCTCCATTTATTGACACCGAAACAATTGCACAATGAGCACATCAATTGCTGAGGTTCGACAAGAATTAGCCACCGCATTGGAATCAATCGGAGCATCAGTTTATTCATTCGTTCCTGAATCAATCATCCCGCCTGCATGTGTGATCGTGCCTGATTCACCTTATTTGGAATCAACTCTCATTGGCAAAACAGCAGTAAATGTTAAAGTGAATTTCACAATAACAGCTGCCGTTGCCTACAACTCAAACCCTGGCGCATTGGATAATTTAGAAAAATTAGTGATTCAAATTTTAGGCGTTATGCCTGATGGTTATGTTGTCGGAGATGTGCAACGCCCAACCATTACAAACTTAACCACATCATCAATTTTAATTGCTGACCTATCGGTGAGCACTTATTACAACCAAGACATCTAAAGGAGAATAATGGCAACCACAATTATTACAGGCAGACAAATAGCCTTCACTATTGACAGTGATGTTTATGATGCCCAGGCAACATCAGCCACGCTGACAGTTGCATCAACCATCAACACTTATCAAACACTTGATGGCAAGGCTTACTACACAACTGACACCCAGGGAACATTTGCAGTTGAAATGTTAGCCGATTGGGGAGCAGGTTCATCACTTTGTGAAGCACTATGGGCAGCCGCAACAAATGCACCACAAACACCATTGGCAGTTTCATTAACTGCAACTACTGGCGCAGTGTTCACATTCAGTGTTCAACCAATTCTGCCAAGCGCAGGCGGCACTGCACCTAATGCACAAACAGTTTCATTGTCATTCACATGTGTGACAACACCATTACTAAACGACTAAATAAAGGAGATCGGGAGCAATGAAATTACCAATAACAATTGAATACACAAATGGGTCATCAGAAACCTACACTGCGCAAGTTTCAGAGTGGGCGAAGTGGGAGCAGAAAACAGGCAACATCATCAGTCAAGCGCAAGACAAAATTGGCGTATCTGATTTGTTATTCCTGGCTTATCACGCCATGAAGCGTGAGGCAGGTGGCAAACCAGTTAAACCATTTGAAGCATGGTGCGAAACTGCCGTTGATGTGGTGGTGGGTGTAGATGACCCAAAAGTTACGAGCGCGGGAGCATAAACAGATTATTGGTTGAGTTGGCAATTGCCACATCAATTCCAATGAGTGAATGGCAAACCGCAGAGCAGATTTTAACCGCAGTTGAAGTTTTGAAGGAGCGAAATGGCGAGTGATGCAATTGCCTATGATAAGGCTGAATTGCGTGGCATCATCAAAGCATTCGGTGCAATGAGTGATGAGGCAGTTGCCGAAGCCAAGAAACAATCCAATTCACTAGCTGATTATTTGCGTGGCAAGATCGTTGATGCCGCTGATAACTTATTCTCACGCAAAGTCGCATCCCCTATCGCATCAGGCTCAAAGGTTAGTAAGTCATCAAAAATCGGTGAGATCAACATTGGATTTGCATCTCAAAAATTCAGTGGTGGTGGCACAACTCAACAACTATGGGGCGGCTCAGAATTTGGATCAAACAAATTTAAGCAATTCCCAATTTGGTCAGGCAAACAAGGTCGTGGATCTAAAGGCTGGTTTATCTATCCAACACTAAGAGCCGAGCAGCCCCACATCATTAGTGAATGGGAAAATGCATTTGATCAGATAATAAAGGTTTGGTGATGGCAACAGGATCGCGCACCCTTAAACTCTCCATCCTGGCGGATGTTGATCAACTAAGAAAATCACTAGCCCAGGGTGAAAAAGACACTCAATCATTTGGCGACAAAATGGGTGCAGTTGGTGCGAAGGTCGGCGCAGCATTTGCATTAGCCGCAGCCGCAGCCGCAGCCTATGCAGTCAAGATTGGCATTGATGGCGTTAAATCAGCCATTGAGGATGAAGGCGCACAATTTAGATTGGCAGCCGCGTTAAAGAGTGCAACAGGTGCAACAGATGATCAGATTAAGGCAACTGAGGCTTATATAAGCAAAACTCAATTGGCAACAGGTGTCAATGATAATGAGTTGCGTGCGTCATTCCAGAGATTATCAGTCAGCACTAAAGATGTTAATAAGTCACAAAGTTTGTTGAATTTGGCGTT